GGAGAATTAGAAGCTGGACATGAAGGAATGGAAAATGAAGAAGGTGAAGAAGAAGGTGAAGAAATGGAAGCTGGTGAAGAAGAAGAAATTGATGAAGAAATCAATATCGATGAATTATTAGCTGAAATGGAGGAAACTACTGTATCTGAAGAAGAAGCTACAAAAGTTTCATCTAACGAAAATTTAGATGAGTATTTATCTGATGTAGTTTTATCAGGTCCAGAAATTATCGCTTCATTATTAGGTGTAGCAGCTACAGTAGTAACAGCAGCTTTAGGTACTCCTGAAATTAGAAAAGGTATTATGGATGCTATTAAAGCCAAAAACTTCTCAAAAGCTAAAGAATTAGTACTTAAAGGATCTTCTAAATCAGAAGAAACTAAATCAGAAATGGAAGAACAATTAGATGAACTTCGTAGTGAATTAAATGAAGTAAATTTATTGAACGCTAAACTTCTTTACACTAACAAAATTTTCCGTAATAAGTCTTTAAACGAAACACAAAAGGTAAAGGTTTTAACGGCATTTGATAAAGCAACATCTAAGAAAGAAGTTGAACTTGTTTATGAAACATTATTAGAAAGCTTAAAAACAACAACTAAAGCTCCTATTAAAGAATCAATGAGCTCAGCATCTAGAGTATTAGGTGGTACTACATCAAAACCAATCATTGAAAACGATGCTTTCGCTCGTATGCGTGAATTAGCGTTCGGAAACAAAAAATAATTTTAACTTAAAAAAAAAACAAAAACTAAAAAATGAGTTCAATTCAAACATTACTCGAATCCGCTAACCCGTGGAAATCGCTTCAAAGCGACGCGGCTAAATTAGCGTCCAAGTGGTCTAAGACAGGCTTACTTGAAGGTTTTGGTTCAGAAGTAGAGCGTAACAACATGGCGCTTATTCTTGAAAACCAAGCAAAACAATTAGTTGTTGAGAACAACAACACTGGACAAGGTTCAACAGCAGGTTACTTTACAGCTGGTCAATCTGAGAACTGGGCAGGTATTGCTCTTCCATTAGTACGTAAGGTATTTGGTCAAATCGCAGCGAAAGAATTCGTTAGTGTTCAACCAATGAATTTACCTTCTGGACTAGTATTCTTCTTAGATTTCCAATATGGTAACACTAAGAATCCATTCACAGCTAACCAATCTCTTTACGGTACTCGTAACGCAACTGGTCAATATCCTTATGCAACCCCAGCAGCGGCAGGTGGTTTATACGGACAAGGTCGTTTTACTTACTCAACTAACCAATTCTCAGCTTCAGCACTTTCAGTTACATTATCATCAGCTTCTTGGGGTGATGTAGGATTTGATGCTGATTTATCAGCTTCAGTAGCAGCTAATGAAATTAAAAAAATGACTTTAGCTACAGCTACAGCTTCATTACCTTTCTTTGATGTAGATGCAGTTCGTGGATTTATTATTTATTCTGGTTCAAATGTAACAACAGCTACAAACCTTAATACATTTCATAGCTATAACTACACAGCTAATACTATTACATTCTTTGTTACAGCTTCAACAGCTCAAGTAGCAGTATCTAACTCTCTTAGTGTAGATTATCAAAAGCTTACAGCTGATAATAACCGTGGTGATTTTGAAGATATCACTAATAACGGTCAAAATACATCAGTATTACCTGGATACTCAGTTCCAAACTCTGCTAGTGCAACTACAATTTCTATTCCAGAAATTAATATCAAGATGCAATCTCAAGCTATTACAGCTAAGACTAAAAAGTTAAAAGCAGTATGGACACCTGAGTTTGCTCAAGATTTGAATGCTTACCAGAATATTGATGCTGAAGCAGAATTAACTAATATCATGAGTGAGTATATTTCAATGGAAATTGATCTTGAAATCTTAGACATGTTGATTGAAGACGCAGCAGCTGGTACTGAATACTGGAATGTTGTTAACAACACAGTATTAACTAATCCTGCAAATCCAACAGCAGCAGCTACTACATGGACAGCAAGTTTAGGTTTCTATAATACTCAAGGTGGATGGTTCCAAACTTTAGGTACTAAAATGCAGAAAATTTCTAATAAGATTCACCAATTAACATTACGTGGTGGTGCAAACTTCTTAGTATGTTCTCCAACAGTAGCTACAGTATTAGAATCAATCCCTGGATTCTCTTCTAACTCAAATGGTGATGTTACTAACATGGAATATGCATTCGGTGTTCAGAAAACAGGAGCTATTAACAACCGTTACACAGTTTATAAGAACCCTTATATGACTGAAAACGTAATTTTAATGGGATTCCGTGGTAAGCAGTTCCTTGAAACTGGTGCTGTATTCTCTCCATATATTCCATTGATCATGACTCCATTAGTGTACGATCCA